TAATTCTATGTCTTGTTACAGAAAACTGCTGACCAACTTCTTCTAAAGTGTAATCAGTATTCATTCCAATACCAAATCTCATTCTTATCACTCTTTCTTCTCTAGGAGTTAAATAAATAAGAGCTTGAGTGATTTTGTCTTTCAGCTGATTTTGTGCAACGATACTATCAAGGTCAATTTCACTTGTCATATTATTCGCAACAGACAGTTGAGTAGATTTAAATAAAGCGTCTTTACTCTTTTTGAACACCTTTTGTCTTACGAGATGGCCATTTTTGGTGTTGTTAATACGATAATAAAAGTCTTCATTATCTAACTTCAAATCAAGTTTTATATTATATTGTTTCATAATGTGATTCTTTTCTTAATTAAGATACAATTGTGTTGTCTTTGTTTTTTTGTAATTTTTTAAAGTTTTCATCTTTAAGTTGTGTAAAAACATTTCTTTCAATGTTTTCATAAACATTAATCATTAAATCTTCTACATTTAAAGTTGAATTAAACGATTTAAGAATTTTCGCAACTTCATGTAGTTGAGAATCAACATTATTCATAGTAGTATAAAAGTTGTTAGTAAGTATTGTCATAGTGTTTTGTCCTTTGTTAGTGTTAATCATTATGGTACCATTATAACATATGGAACGAAGAAAGCAAGCGTTATTTTTTGTTGATTTTACTAGCTTTTTAAGCTAAGTTGTTCTGGTAATGTTCTATTTCCAGTTATTTACAACCCATTCTTCTTTTGATTCGTGTGGATTTGGTAAACCGTGAAATACTGCTATTTTGGCTTCTGGAGCTTTTTCAAAGGTCCATTTATTCTTATGAAATCTCTTTTGACTTCTATCAAACCACTTGTATGATTGTGTCCATTCATCTGGATATACCTTAATATGGGGGTCACCTTTCATTAAGTCTGTAACCACATTTTGGTCACCTTGCAGCCTTCTAAATTTTGGCCTATCGGCAATATATGGAACCCATATCTTATTTGAAGCTATTGAATTATTCCATTTCATTATACTCGAATTAAAAAACATATTTGGTTGACCAAAATCTCTAATAACTCCAAAAGTTTCATCATCTCCCCAATTAACAAAACAATCTATATTTTGTAATATAACCACATCTAAATCTAAATAGAAATTTACACCATTCAATTTTGATTCAGGAGCAAATAATTGTAATTTATTCCACCAACCATCAAAATCGTGTCTTCTAAATATTTTATATAATATATCACCATCTACCAAATCTTTTAGATTAACGTGGTCTGTCCAACATATGAATTGATAAGGTACTGTTAAATGCCTGTTAACCATATTGTACAAATTTTGCACATAAATTGGCTTGTATTTGCTTCCGTAATATACACAGTTTACATTAATCATTTAAATATTTATAGGCGGTGCCATTCTCCATCTCTTTAATTGTGAATTGGTGGTCAACTACACTTCTCATCCATTGTGTTATAGTTTTTGCATTAATTCTAAAAATGTTTTCTATATTGGCAATATTGGTCGAAAGTGGAGAACATACATTCTTTTTGTGTGTGATTATAGGAACCTTATTTAAGATTGCGTCTATAGCTGATAACGATAGATTGGTTACCAAACAATGGCAGTTTTTTAGATCATCTTTAATATCTGTATTCCAAAATTCATTATTAGGTCTAGGTTTATTTCGCACCTTTATAGGCCTATCTGTATATACTCTAATGTCGGCTGTAACTTGTTTTATCCAGTCTTCTTGTGAAATACCATTTATAAAATGTGTTACCATTTGTGATGATGGAGCTAAAAGTATATGTTTTGTATCACCTGTGTACCAACCCTTAAATTCAACATCAATACCTTTGTTAAAAAGATCATTTATTCTTACTGTATTACCTTCTGAAAATTCTGTTGTATGTAATCCTCCTTTAACTATTCTAAAATAAGTGTTATCATAGTTATTAATACTAGGTTCAGGATATCTGGTAATCTGTTCAGTAAAATACCCAACATCAACAAACCACCATTCTTCTCCATTCTTCTTGCAATCATTTATTTCTTTTATATTATTACCTGCTAATCCCCAAAAGAAGTGTACATCTTTACCTTCATCTTTCCAACCTTTTTCTATGGCAGGCCATATTTGGTGGGATAAACATTTATCCCAAGCTAATTTATGAGTTATTATAGCCACTAACTTTTCTCCACGCCACACCATTTCCTATTTCTGTCATAGTAAATTGATTGGCCAATAAACTGTTAATCCATTCTTCTCTCTTATCCGAGTAATTAGGATTTTCTATTTCGGATAATATCATATTAGATACAGGTACTCCACAAGAAATGCCATCACAGAAACTAGGCACTCCATTTAAAACTGATTCAATGCAAGCCGTAGATTGAAAGGTAACACAAGCAAAAGCTTCTTCTAGTTGTTTTTTAAAACTATCTGGTGTTGTTTTTTTTCTAACAAGTATTTCTTTTTTGGTATAACTTTTTAATTTATCCAATGTATGTTCTAACCAATCACTTGCATTATAATATTTTTTTGCGTGATCAGATGGTTCGCAAACCAGAATATACTTACCTTCTTTTTTCCAAGGTTTTATAGTTATATGTTCTTTATATTTTTCTATTCTTTCCTCATCTTCTTTAGTAAGTTTATCAATGTATGTTAATGAGTAATCGTTCTTTGTTAATCTATAAACCTTATCACCTACAAAACCACTATTTAAGTGTCTATTGCCTAAAATATAAGCGTGATCAAAGTAATAAAAGTCTTGTGGAATAACCATAGAGTTCTTTATTAAATTACCTGTGCCACGTAATACTCCAAATACAGCTATGGGTAGAGTGAAATCTTTAAATGTTGGCCATTCTGTTTGTTCGTACTGGTCTACTTTTCTAACTTTTTTATGTAATACCCCTTTAACTCCTTTTACAAAGGATCGGATAACAATATCTGTGTTTTCTTTTGTTTCAAATCCTTGTATCATTACATTTCAATTTTAACCATATTGGTATAAACATTAAACCATTCATCTGCGTAATCACTATTACTATATTTTTCAAAATAGGGGCCACCTTTTGTAAAATGAACATTCTTTACGTCTTCTTTCTTATCATATTCACCAACTAACCAATTCCATTCTAATGGTAATTGTCCAATAAGTTCTTCACTCTCTAACCATTTAAATTGATGTAGTTCTAACCCACTCGCTTTGTTAACATATTCTGGTGTTAATGTTGTACACTTCTTACAATTCATTAACATAAAAGAAGACCAGTTTTTCTTTTGGTATTTTGTTTGTACTTGACCTAAAAATTTGGTTTCTTCTTTAGGTATGTAATCGTGTTTACATACTTGTACTGCGTATTTGTCATCTCGTAATCTCCATAGATCGGCGATATCCGTTTTCATTAACATATCGCAATCCATAAACAAAGCCCAACCTTGGTAGTTCATAAGATGTGGTATAATAAATCTACTAAAAGAAAATTCAGTAGACGATAGATTGTTTCTTTCTCTTACAAAATCATCTTTAATATTTGGTAAATATATTGGTGTAATAGCTACAGGCTTTGTACTGTTTCGTAATATGCTTTCGGATAATACGTGATATGCTATCTTTTCTTTGCTATCGTAACCTATAAAGACTTGGATCATATCTATACTTTTTTGCCTTGTGTTTCTCTTTCAATATCATTATGATCAAATTCTGCCCAATACAATTCAAATGCCACACCATCATCTATACCTTCAAATTGATGTAGTAATCCAGGTCTAACTTGTGTAAAGTCACCTGCGTTTAATACAGTTTCATCCACAAGACCATCTTGTTTACCTTGTTGCCATACTCTAACTAACATCTTACCCGATTCTACATAAAATCCATTCCATTTATGTTTGTGTAGATGTTTAGAACACTGTATGCCAGATTTAAATTCTATTCGGTGAAACTCTAATACTCCATTAGCGTGTATTAGTTCTGTTTGCCCCCAAATTTTTCCTGCTTTCATATTAACTCCTTTTCATTTTAGCCTGAATCCACTCGGGACTGTTAGCCTGTGTTTTACGATCACCTTTTCTGTGATCTATATATTTGTTTATAAAGGTATCTCTTGCCATAATGTGGGCTGGTTTTCCATCTCCTAAAGCTTTCTCTTTATAATTATTTTTAAATTTACAAATTCTTCGTGTTGCGTCTAAAGTGTGACAGTCTGTCCAAGCTTTCAAATCAAAAATTGTATTTTTTCTATAATACTCTGTATATTTTTCAAAAAACTCATCTATTAACAAATGAGTATTATTAAAAGCCAAAAAACCTGTTTCTGTATATTGACTTGGTCTATCATAGAAAGTTATAAGAGTATCATCAGGTAAACATTCATCAAACCATTCTTCAGGTATTTTTGATACAAATACCGAATCACTATCTACATAATATATCTTTTCACCATATTGTCTAGCTGCATTTTGAGCATATACTTTATAAGAAAATCTTACTGCGTCAAAACTAAACTTTTCTACCTTCTTATGCTTATTTCTATCAACAAACTTTTTCAAGTCAGGTTCCTTTTCAAATAAATTAATATACTGTACATTCTTTTCTTTAGGATAAGTATTGATATCGTCTTCAACAAAAACGTACAAAGGTAATATTTGATCTGTTTCTTTGTAAGATTGTATCATCTTTTTGGCATAATCATCAAAAAGTCTTTTATTAAATGTTGTTACAAATATTTTATTGTGCATAATATCTTCGCATATCAGCATCCACCATATCTACCATTAAACTATGAGCTGTATGTTTATGTGTCCAACCTAGTTGTGTTTTAGCTTTAGTTGCGTCACCTTGTAGTATATCTACTTCAGCAGGTCTAAAATGTATTTTATCGGTAGTTGATATTTTTATGTTTGTGTCTTGTTCAAAACACTCATCATCTTTAAAGTAATATTTAACTCCTAGATAATCTAAAGACATCTCTAAAAATTCTTTTACCGTATGTATTTCTCCTGTTGCCAAAACAAAATCATCTGGTTTATGATGATTCATAATAAGTTGCATACCTTCAACAAAATCTTCAGCGTGACCCCAATCTCTTTTAGCAGTTAAATTTCCTAACACTATTGGTCTTTGTTCTTTTTTCCATAGAGCAAGTCCTTTTGAGATTTTTCTAGTGACAAAATCTTCACCTCTCATTGGACTTTCGTGGTTAAATAAGATACCTGTAGAAGCAAACATACCATAGGCCTCTCTATAATTAATTGTTATGTGATGTCCATATAGTTTTGCCACACCGTAAGGACTTCTAGGCCAAAACTTCGTTGTTTCTGTTTGAGGAGTTTCAAATACTTTACCGTATAACTCACTAGTAGAAGCTTGATAAAACTTAATATCTTTATTAACTTGTTTTATACTTTCTATCATTCTCAATACTCCCATTGCGTCAATGAGTGTAGCAAGTTCAGGTTGTTCAAAGGATAGTCCAACAAAGGATTGAGCAGCTAAATTATAAACAACATCTGGTTCTGATTTTTCTATTGCTCTTCTAATGTTTGATTGATCTATTACATCCAATTCAACAAACTCTATATCGTCTGTAATACCCATTTCATCTAATCTCCAGTATTTGTTGGTGGTACTTCTTCTCTGTCCACCAAATACTTTGTAACCCTTATTCAATAAAGATTTAGCTAGATAACATCCGTCTTGTCCTGTTATGCCTGTTATTAATGCTGTTTTCATTTTATATCCTTTATTATGTTGTAAACCATATCTATATTATCTTTTAAATCTCTCACATCATTACCTATAAACAAACCATTGTCGTGTATGTAATCTGCAACATTGTAATCTTTGTTATCTATATAGTCTAAATATTTTATTACAGGATTCTTCATAAAATTACCTGCAACAATTGGTCTACTTTCTATTTCATTCTCTTTAAATTTCTCTACAATCTTAGCTCTTCTACCACTTAAATTGCCATTGAATACCATAGAAAACCCGAACCAACTAGAATTGCCTACTTCTTCTTGTAATTGTACATCTGGCAGGTCTTTAAATTTTTGTTTAAAGTATTCTGCGTTCTTAACTCTTTGTTCTCTCATCTCGGGCCATTTTTTAAGTTGTACACTACCAATTGCACCACTCATTTCTAGTGGTCTTACACTATATCCAGGTGTAATAAAAGTGAAACTATCTACGAAGGTATCTCCAGATTTTTTGTAAATGGTATTATCATCTGGTAAATCCCTACACCAACCGTGAGCTCTTAACGATCTAATAAAGTCGGCGTCATCTTTGCTTTTACAAGCAATCATACCACCTTCCATTGTTTGTAAATGGTGGCTGAAGAAGAACGAATAACTACCCATATGTCCCACAACTCCATTGTAAATATCCGTATCTGATATTGCACCTAAACTTTCGCAATTGTCTTCTATTACCATAAGATTGTGTTTCTCGGCAATTTCATTAATCTTTTTATATTCACAAGAATTGCCTAATAAATTTACAGCAAAAATAGCACACGTGTCCTTAGTTATTGCTTTTTCTATTTTACTAGGATCAATATTTAAGGTACTTTTATCAATATCTACAAAGTTTAATTTAAAACCATATTGTTGTAAAGGATAATATGTTGTTGACCAACTAACAGCAGGTACTATAATATCTCCTTTTAATTTATGTTTTAGTGCTAGCGTAGCTAACATCAACAGATTAGCTGATGATCCGCTGTTAACCATAACTGCGTCATTGCATTTAAAATAATCGCAAAATTCTTTTTCAAATTTCTTTACATAAGGCCCCATAGTATAACGACCTGTTTTGACTACTTCTTGTATTGCTTCAACTTCTCTATTGTCCCACGTATCACACGCTAATGGATATTTCATATTATCTCCTTTTAAATATTAAACCGTTTTCGTTCCAAAATTCTCGTACCATTGTACTATATTCTTTTGATGTTACTGTTAAATTTTCTGCATAATCAAAACCATTTTCATTAAATATATCTATCCAATATTGTTTTGGTTGACAATTTACGTGATGATGTCCTGGTTTTCCTGGTTCTGAATATGTAACAAAAACATATTTAGCTGATTTCATTATAGACATATAATTAGGAATATACTTTTCTTCTACGTGTTCTATAAATTCACAACACCACACCATATCAACTTCTTTATGTTCTAATGACGATTCTGTAAAATCGTGTCGTATAAAATGTATTGGTTTTTCCCATTTTAAAGTAGTATCTCCATCAACTCCCATAGCATTCATACCTAAATTTAGTGCTTCGTATACCTGACCACCAGGTCCACAACCAATATCTACGACTGATTTACAGTCTAATACCTCTTTTGCAAATTGCAATATACCTTTATCAATATGTGTTCTTCCTTTATGTCCACCTAAATGCTTCATTGTTATCCTCTTGTGTTATATACTCATTTTATATACTTTTTTCCATATAGCAAAATTCAGTATGGTAAATAGTTCTTTTTGTTTTAATAATCCAGGAGGGTATTTACTACCTGTTTCTGGAACATATGTTTCATTGTTTAAAAATATATTGTTAATTATGTTATCATCTAATTCAAATAATTCTCTAACCTCTTTGTCTTTTAAAGTTTCAATTATATATAATCTTAATACACTGTCATTTTTTCCTGGATGATCTTGTGTTCCTATTAATATTTCATCTGTAGGAAATCTCCATCCAGATTTGTTTTTATTTAATATATAATCAGGCAATCGATTTCTATATGCTTGTTTAAATAAAGCCTTATGTATAATTCGTTTACCCACCTTAGTTATCTTATCTCCTGCAACATATGTGGCCATATCAGCTTTAATATAAGATGGAATACTTCTTGCAAAATCTTTAACAATGTTACACATAAGAGGAAATCTAGCCTCCATACTAAAGTGCATACCTAGTTTATCATTTCTAATTAAAAAATCCTCACATAAAGAATTTAAAGATTCAATGTACATCATATCGTTTATATTATCACCTTGTATTCCTCCTTGTGGCAACCATTTGTTCAAATATTGTATTTGTTCATCTAGGGTTATTTGTAATTCTTCATTTTTTAATCCTCTATGATTCATTCTTAATGAATTTACTTTAGTTGTCCAATGACCTAAACCGTGATGTTTATATCCTATCAACAATTCATCTCCACCATCTCCACTCAAAGTTACTGTAACACCTTTACTTGCCAGGAACTTGTTTGTATTGTAGTAAGTAGGAAAGCTTTTGCCTTGTTTAGGTTCTTCTAAAGCATAAAATGTATCATCCATTGCATTAACAAAATCTGCTTCATTTTGATGAAGTCTATTATTTTCTATTTGCAATTCATCACAATATTGTTTGGCAACTTCTGAATCCTCATTCAACATACTACCTGGTAATGTTGTAGAAAAGTTTGATGTAAATGTGCTTGGTTTAACTCCAGATTGTATCATCTCATATAAAATAGATGTACTGTCTATACCACCACTTAAAAACAAACCAATCTCTCTACGACCCATTAAGGTCATTTTAACAGCCTTATGTATTCTATTTCTTAATTCTTCAGCAAGTTCTTGTGGATTACCAGTTATTAATGGTATTTTTTTATTGTTTATGTTGTAATATTTTTTTTCATTTGTCTTAACATTTATTACATTAATTTGGCCTGGGACTAATTTTTTGATACCTTCAAATAAAGTTAAATATCCTGAATTGTATCCTTGGTTGTAGTAATGTTTAAATGCTTGTTTACAAATTTTTCTGTCAAATCCTGCTGATAACAAACTTTTAATTTCGGATGAAAAGTGGAGCATTCCTTCTTTGTGACCATAATACAGAGGTTTACATCCACTACTATCTCTAGCTAATATAAGTTCTTTTGTTGTTCTATTATAACAAGCAAAGGCAAACATACCATCCAATTTTTCAATAAATTCTATTCCAAATTTTTTTAATCCTACTGCTAAAACTTCCGTGTCTGCATTTGTGGTAAATTCATAATTAAGTTCTGTTTGTAATTCTTTATAATTATATATCTCCCCATTATAAGTCAAAACTAAATCTTCGTGTATCCAAGGTTGTTGTGAATTGGTTTCTGTATCAACAATTGATAATAAGTTATGGCCAAGTGTTACATCATCATCTTTCCATTTACCATTGCCATCAGGCCCCCTATGATGAGCTGCCTGTATCATATGTTCAATGATAGATTCTCTATTACCTATTATACCGTGAATTGCACACATATTATATGCTACTCCTTAATATATAATTTGTTTCTGTCTTACTTAATTTATAGGTCATACTATCATCTAATTTAAAACCACAACTCTCAATCATTGTTAGTGTTTCTTTTTCATTTTTATTTCCTGTTAATTCAATTAAAACAGATTTACAATTTTTGATAGTTTCTATACTGCCTTCCACTACAGATTTTTCTAAACCATCTACATCTATTTTTAAATATTTTGGTTGAGGTATTACTTTCGTATTGACAAGGTGGTCTAATGTAAATCCTACACAACCTTGTTTCAATTGATTTTCTATATCTAAAGCAAAATCATTATGAGATTGGCCAGGCACCATTGATAATAGGCTTAAATATTCTATTGAATTTTTGTTGTTTAAAGCAATGTTGTACCCCATTATATTATCTGTTAATTTGTTCAAATAAATGTTTGTATATAATTCGGCAAAGTTTAATGCTTGTGGTTCAAAGGCATAAACTTTATGTCCTAATTTACCTGCATATAAAGAATATACTCCAATGTTAGCTCCAACATCAACAACCATACTGTTTGGTTCAAATGAATCAATCCACTGCAATGTTTTTGGTTCTTTAGTATAAAATGATTTTATTCTTTTATCTATAACTCTACCAACATTATGAAATTTTATATTACCCACTTCTTCGTAAGGTATTTCATAATCTACTTTTGCACCTGATTGATTATATATTGTTTGTTTCATTTTTTTAATATTACTACATTACATAATTGTCTGGACATATTGTTTGCTTTAACTTCTGTTATGCCGTGCCAGCCATCTGGAACATTTTTAAATAGTAGTGATGAATTTCCTATCACCGGATATAAAACTGATTGTTTAAAATCAGTAGGTTCTGGATTTAATTTATCTATTGTTTTACCACTATAGAAAATGGTAGAACCTCCATTATCGTCATTCCATTCTTCAGGCATAAAGTACAACAGGTGGGAGGCATACTTGCCTACACTATCTACGTGAGGAGAAACATCTAGTCCACTTTCTGTTCTATGAAAATCAAATCTTATTCTGAAATCTTTAATTTGTAACATATCACAAATCCATTTTCTATATTCTTCACCTTTTATTTCTGTTAATATCTCTTGCCATATCATTGGCAATTTCGTTTGATTTATAATGTAATCATCAAAATAAGGACTTTCTTTTTCTGTTGTTATACACATAAACCTACGGCAATGAGGTCTTTGGCCTAATTTTCGGGTTTTTGGTTGCTCTTCTGTAAATAGATCATCATTAGGAAATTCATTTAATAATTTTTTGTAATATTCATTATTAATAAATTCATTCATATATAAATGAGGATTATATCCTTCTTTTACCAACAGTTGCGTGTCTGTAATATTCAATATTTTATTCATCTAGCAATTCCTTTACATACCCAGGCATTACTGCGGAAGCATATTCTTGTTCTGTAAATTCTGTCCAAGACATTTCAACAATCCAATCATTTATTACTTCTCTTGTAGCATAATGTATATTATTTATTTTAGATAAATCATTATTGCCTAAGTTATAACCAAAGCTATGCTTTTGTGTAAATGTAGGTATACCCAAAAATATTAGTTCAAATATGGATGTACTATTGTCTAACACAGCACAATACATATCAGAAGATATATCCTTTAAAGAAATTTCTTTTTTTATTATTTCTAATCCTAATTCCTTATCAGGTATATACTCGCTACTTGGATGTGGTTTAAGAGCAATTGTTCTATCTGTATGTTTTCTTATCTCATTTACACTTGATTTTACAAAATCCGGTATTAGCATTGTGGATGTAGGATCATTTTCCAATCCTGTTAAAATTACTATTTTTCCCTCTTTATTATTTTTCCATTCAAAATTATCAACTTGGTTTTCAAATTCTTTATTTCTAAAACTATTTCTAAACTTAGCTACTCTTTCTTTTCTTCCTTTTGGGTTAATGAATTTGGCAAGTCCATAAGTCCAATGATTAAGCCCCATTCTATAATATCTAGGAGATTTTTCCTTCCAGTGACCTCCAATGAAAGCAACTCTACTTCTGCATAGGGTTCCTGTTTCTATTACAATTATTTTAATACCATAAGATTTTGCTAGATTGGTAAAAAATCCATTAACATTATTAAGCCAGGCTTGTCTTCTTTTATTATCGGTAGGATGCCATATTCTATTCTGGTCAACACTACCCCAAGTACCGAATATTACGATTGCGTCTGAGGTTTGAATATTCCATAAGTCGGTATAAGTCAAAATTGGATCCTCAAAAAAACTTACATTTCCATTAGCTTCTTTATGATGTCTGATATTAATTTTATAGACTTTACTTTCTTGCGCTTTTTTCTTTCCCGAAGATAACAAATTTGAAAAACTATTGTATATATCTTTACAGACACCTGAATTGTTGATAATAGTTAATTTCATTTAGGTATTTCTTTGTGGTCTATATGTTGTAAGTTTTTTATCATTATTTTATCTTTATGTTCTGTGACCAAATATCCTTCAATTCTATCATAACCCATTTTATTAGCATACAGTACCCTCTTATTTCCAACGTGTACATATAAATAAGGAAGTAAGTTTCCTGTAATATCTTTATGGTGAGGATTTTTAGGTAATATTCTATCTACTACCCACTGTGGCTTGTGTGAAGTAACTACTATTGGCCATAACATTCCGTGTTTATCAAAACTAGTTTGATAATCAAATTCTTTACTACGTTTTTCTATCCAATCTAATGGTGGTATAATACGAATTTCCTTTAAAGGAATTTCTATTACCTTAAATTTAATATCAGTGTGATGTTGTTTAGCTCTTAGAATTTTCATAACCAAATTTTGCAATGTAATAACTGTCAATAATATCTGTTACTGGATTATTTAATTTTTCCATATCAAAATCTTTCATTAAATCTATTTTTGTTTGTTCTTTAAAAGATTGATACATAAGTTCTTTGTCCGCATTACCTTTACCCGTAGCCATCTTCTTAACAACACTAGGTACAATAGTGTCGTATGTAAATTTTGGTTCGGTTGAAAGTCTATATTTGAGAATACCACAGTTTTCGGCGATTTGGAATATTGCTCTTCCTTTAGAACCAAAGGAATATCCTTCAATGAAAATAGTATGGTTGCCAAAGTGGTTTTTATGTAGTATATTAAAAACCCAATCGGAAATATTAGCGAATCTATGAATGGGAGTATTGTATTCTTGTATTTCTTCACCTGTTACATTCTTTCTCATTTGGCCAATGTATTTCTTTTTATTAGTTAAGAAATAAAATTGACACTTATTGAAATCAAAACTATCATCAGCAACACATACTGCTGGACTGTTTAGACTATAATCAATCCCAACTATCGTTGGTGTCGTTTTTATTGTCATAAATATATTCTTCGTCATCATCGCCATCTTCGGATTCTACTTCATATCCACAGAAAGGACAAACCAACGGTTCTAAATCTTGCTCATTAATATCCCAAGTTATAGTATATTTAGTTTCACAGGAAGAACAATTTTTTGCTGATATTTCTTTTGCCATTATAGTTTAAACTTTTTAAATTGATCTTTTTGTACGTCTTGTTTGATTCCACCGATAACATAACTTTCAATTTCTGTTTCTTGTGGTGCGTTTTGCAAACTTCTACTATTCAACCAATGATCTACCCAAGGCAGTGGATTGGTTTTTTGTTCATACGCTGGTGTTAATTGTATAGCTTTCATTCTTCTATTTGCCATATACTCAACAAATTGATGTAACAACTTTTCAGATAACCCTATCATAGAACCTTTAGAGAATAGATAAGTTGCCCAGCGTTTTTCTTCACCAACGGCTTCTTCATACATCTTTAAAACTTCTTTTTCTGAATCTTTAATAACCTTTAACATCTCTTTATCATTTTCTCGGTCTTTCCAATTATTAATTATTGTTTGTGACATTGCTAGATGTTGACTTTCATCTCTAGCAATAAATGAAATAATCTTTGCTGATCCTTCTAGTAGTTTAAGTTCGCCAAAAGCAAAGCTACAAGCAAACGATACATAGAATCGTAAACCCTCTAATATATTAACTGATACCATAGCAAGGTATAATCTTTTCTTTAATTCATACATATTAACTTTATCTGGTGTAAGTGTCCATTGATATCCCATTTTAATTAAATCATCATAGGTTTTTGTAACACTAGCTGCTCTTCTTTCAATTCTTTCATCCTCAAGTATGGTATCAAAAACTTCTCCTGGATTAGCATATAGATTTTTAATAACATACGTATAACTTCTACTGTGTATAGTTTCAATAAAATCCCAGGTTACAATACAACCCTCTAG